CAGGGGAAAAAGAAACTCAGAAGCGGTTCGTTCGGGTCGGGCTTGTTGATCCAATCGTAAAACGGATACTCGATTCTCCGGAACACGTCCACCTTGATCAGCGCACAGCCCATCCCGCCGCCGTGGATTCTGAGTTTCTTTTTCCCCTGATTCTTCAGTTCTTCCAGTTCTGCCGCCGTCCATTGCGATTCAAACGGATAGTTCCGGTACGGGAAATTCCACTCGTTCGGGTTTTCATAGCGGCACACGTTCATCCTGCCGCTGTACTCGTTCTTTTCGCCCCGGTGGCTGTAGTAGCCGAGGCACACGTCCACAGGCTCTTCAAGGAGATTCTTCAGCGCGTCATTCGGAAGCACCACGTCGTTATCGACCATGAGAACATAATCGTAGTTCCCGTCCATCGCTTTCCGTGCGATCCGGTTTCTGGCAGTAGCGCAATCATACCCTCTCACAAAATCAAACTCGGCGGTGTGTCCGCACTTGTCCAGATCCCAGACCGACTTGTATGTGTCGGGGAATATATTCTCAAAAGTCGGTATCGCTATCAGGATTCGGAGGTTTTCGGTTTTCTTGCCCTGGTTGTTTTCTTCGGTGCTGCCGCCGGTTCTTCCGGCTTCGGCTCCTCTGTTTCCCCTCTGCAAGCGAAGGCCTCCTTCCATGTCATCTCACGGTACTTTCTCCAATGTTCGCGCCGCGGCGCTTTCTTGTCGTTCTCCCAATCCTTGAATCCTGCGAAATGCACGATAGCCGGATTGTCCGTGTACCCGACCGGGTAGCACTCGTTGTATCTGGGTTTCAGGGTGATGAACTTCCTCGGCGCTCCGAAGCGGTTCCACGCGTCCTGTTCAACGAAGCGTTCCTCGACGGTGTTCAGGTCTTGTACGATAACCTGTTCAATTCCCGCCTGCCGGATCGCCTTCAGGTTGAACATGGCAACGCCTACATTGAAGTATTCCATCCCGAACGGCTTCCAGTAGTTGTTGTTCGGTTCCTGCGCCGCGATGATCCATTTGCCGCCCATGTCGATCTCCCACAGGGAATCGATGTTGTCCACGACAACCGTGTCCACGTCAAGCTGCAAGACTTTGTCAAGATCATCCGGCAGCAGGCTTCCGTAGCATGCCCTTACCAGGGCCATGTATGTGAACTGCGACCGCATGTTCGGGCCATCGGTGCGAAACCACTTCTGGCCCGAAACATTGATGGTCTCAATCAGAGGCGGCAGTTCATACGGAAACTTATCATCCTCGATCAGGAAGTAAATCCTGTCCACGCTGGAGTTGGCGATCAGCGACTTCGCCGCTGTCACCATGTGCGGGTAAAGATTCCGGCTTCCGGAATAAACTGCCGCTCTCATCATTCAGCCCCTTTCGATCAGGTCGTGCCGCCGGCAGCGCTGGAGGCGACGAGGATACCGTCGGCCTTCTTGCCGAGGACGAAGCAATCGTAGAGGAGGCGTCCCTGCACGACGTGGCCGTCGATGTCGGGATGGTCGGCGATGATACGCATGGTTTCGATCTTCTTCGGGGAGACGCAGCAGCCCTTTGCAACGATCATGTAAACCACGCCGTCGGGCATCCAGCTGTCGGGAACAGGAACCACATGCAGGCCGTCGAGAGTACCGAACTCGCCGTTGACAATGATGCCCTTCGCAACATCCTGAACGGTAGCGCCGGTTCCGACGACTTCAGCCGCCAGTTTGCACTTGATGAATTCAGACTCCTTGATGAACAGAACGCGGTTCTTGCTCGGAACCAGGAGGTTGTTCATCGTGGCGTTGGAGTTCATGATTGTCTCGATGGCGTTGCTCTTGGTCAGGGAGACGTTGTACTCAATGGTGCCGCCGCCGGCGCCGCCGAAGCCGGTCACGCCGTTGCCGGCAGCAATCGCCGCCAGACGATACTGGTCAACCATCGGGATGATGACGTTGCGGGTCTGACGGGCGAGGACTTTGCCTGCGGCCTTGATCATCAGTTCGCTGGTGTTGTTGCGTTTGTCGATAGCGCCGTTGAAGGACTTGTCCTGGTTGACCGTGAGTTCCTGGATGGTGTCGCCCAGTTCGGTCAGAGTTCCGAAGCGGGAGCCGGAAGTGGCATCCCAATCGTAGTCCTGCATCGGGAGGTCATCGACAGAATAGATACGGACGGTTGCTACGCCGGTCCAATCGTAGTCCTGAGAGAAGATACCCTCAGTTATCGACCCTTTGTAAAAGGCCTCTGCTACTTTCGGGGAGGCCTTCGTTGCGAAATTGTAAGTGGAAGGCATTGCTTATTCACCTCAAATTAAAATGACATCGCGCTCCATCCGTCATCAAAAGGATCTTTCGTTTTCCCGGACCCTTCGCTTTTCGATGATCCGGTGGAACGCTCTTTGTTTTTCTTCTGCTGTTTCACAGCGTCAAGGTCTTTTCTCAAAGCCTTGATTTCGTCTTTGAGTTTCCGGTTCTCAAACCGCTGGTACGCACCAAGAAGATCCCCGTCATTCCTGTTTACGTCGTCCCAGACTTCTTTCGGAATGTCCTCCGCTTTTACGTCCGGATACTCTTTCAGGAACCGCGCAATCTCCTGCTGGCCCTTCTCCTGCTGCTGTTCTTCCGTAACCGCAAACTTCTGTTCTTCCGCGTCGGCGGGCTTGTACTTCAGCCGCTGGTTAATCGCCCTGGTGGCCGCTTCCGCCGGGGACAGTTCCTCGTTGTTTGCTTCCGCTCTGGCCATCATCGTCCTCGCCCTGGTTTCATCCATAAGCGAATAGATCTTCTCTTCCAGTTCTCCCTCGCCGCCTCTGGACTTCGCCAGTTCGCCGAGGAAATCCCATGCAGCCTGATACTTGTCGCGCTGATTGCGGATCCTGTCGTAGTCCATGCCCTTCTGGGCAAGCACCACTACTTCGTCTTTCCCGACGCTTCGTTCTTCTCCGAGGTGCTTAAGGGTGAACGTCGGCTCCGGGTCCGGAGTTGTTTCGGCTCCCTCTGCCTCGGCTTCCGAAGAATCGCCGGATTCTCCACCTTCGTCTCCGTCTGCTTCCTGCTGGTCTGCATCGGCTTCCGCATCCTCACTCTCAGGTTCAGTATCGAAATCCACAGCTTCCGGATCTTCCCCGGCCTGACCGCCGTCAAACACAGGCGTTGCCCAATCGCTGTCGAATCCCTCGCCAAACACGTCCGGCGTCCCTTCGGTGTTTTCCTGACCTTCCAGTACGGTGGTTACTTCTTCCATATTTTCTTTTCTCCCTTCCCCTCTGGTCTGAGGTTCCGTTTGCTGTATTTCAGACATGGATGGTGTATCCATGAATGATTCTGTTTAATCCATTAATTTTTGTAATGGATGTGATAAAAAGAAAAAGGGATACCCGCAATCGTCAATGAATGACGAGTGCCGATAACCCTTTGGTTGGGGAGTTGCACCCTCCCGTATCACAGTACGGTAGCTATCTTATTTAGAAAGTCACAGATGAATGCGATATCGTATTCTTGCCAACTGAACTACGCAGCCTGCTTGCCGTGACCGGACTTGAACCGGCGACCCCGATGTACCCATTCAAGCTGTGCCTTTATTTCAAAATCTTGCCCCAGTTGTCTTTCCGGGGCTTATACGAAAAACCTTTCAGATATGGAGTCTTAATCCTGAAAATCGGAATGTCGCTCATATCAAACGGAAGAACAACCGCGTTCACTCCGTCTTCTATCTGCATCTCCCAGTTGGACGGCATGTCCGTCACAATCACCGGAGTCCCTAAACACAAAGCCTCAAGCAGGCTGTACGAATAGCCTTCGGTATCACTCAGCTGCACCAGCCAATCCGCCTCGGCAATGTAGTCTCGGATATCATAGCTTGGCTTCGCAAGAACCACGTTCGGTCTTTCAAACTCCACGCCCTTTGTATCCGTGTACACCGTCCATTGATACCGGACGCCCGCTTTATCCAGAGCCTTTGCCAGAGCATTGATTCTCCACGGCCCTTTGTCCGGTGGGAGCCTTGTCGCGGAGATCAGCCGCAGGACCTTCTTCGGTTTCTCAACCGTGATCGGGTTGTAGCAGACTTCAGGCTTAATCCCTGTCAGCTTTTCCCATGACAACGCATTGTTTTCGCTGACGGCAATGTACCGGAATCTTGGGTCAATCTTCGGAGGCATGACATCCTTCAAAACCAGATGATCTGCATGGATGACCTGTATGTATTCATCCGCATGGATTAAATCCAGATCCCGTTTCTCAAACGAATATCCGAAGATCGCCTGTTTGCATTGAATCGGATTCCCGCACCAGCGTTCCACTTTCATCACAGATGATAAACGCTTCAGCTGGTCCTCATCCCCGGTCCTGTACAACAGAACTATGTTCTGCCCGGCCGGAGAATATATGCCATATTTCTTCGCCATCTCATAGAAGAATGTTTCCACTCCTCCAATCCGGCAGATATCCGCATAATAGAAAATCGTTCCGTACATATAACCAGTTGGCGATTTCCACGCCGCATGCTTTCTCTCAGCCAACGACTTGCACCCTACAAGCCAGCAGCCATGTGGCCTACGAAAGGAGGTGATAATGGCATATACATTATCTTTCGGTTGTACTACATACAGCGATATTTCTCACTTGTCAATACAACATCTTGATTATTTTTTCCCATACCACCCTTTTTTCATAACCCCCCATACCCTTTTCCCCTACCCCCTATCTTGAAATAAAACGATGAAACCATTCACCTTATTTCAACTTTAACGGTGAAACCATTCACCTTTTTCCCAACTTTGCCCCTTTAACATCGTCATTTCCTCAATCATCATAGTCATTCACATACAGCATGACTATGTTGTAACTAATTTGTTTGAGGGGTAATGAGTCTCTGAAAAGACTAATATATACGTTATCTCGCAACCGCCCGTACCTTTTTTGGGGGCCGGGGGTGGGGGTGGGTACCAAAATTCTATTGCGGCCCTGGAAGCCCGCCGAAAAAACTCTTTTTGCCGACAGCAATAAAAAGTCTTTACATTTTGCCGCATTGTATAACCACAGCTTCCGATAATAACTGTTCAGCGAAACTCATAATAAACAATTCTATATTTTATATAATCAGCAGCCGGTCCAGCTGTCGCCGGCCATGATCAGGCAATAGCGGCGGGCAAGCGGCCGTTGCTGGGCCGGATCCGTCAAGGCTTGCCCGCGCAAGGGCCGCCGGTTTCCGTCTTTTACTCTTTTGTATTATTCCCGCTATTGAGTCCGGCTATGCTATATTGTGTTTTCTATATTGTTATAGTTGTTGTTATTATTGTTGTTATTAATAATTGTTGTTGTAGTTGTTGTTAGTTGTTATAACGGTTCTATATCAGTATAAGTATTATATATATTATATATACTATATAAACAATATAAGCAGCGGGCCTGGAATAAAAACAGATCTTCCGGCTTTTTCTGGAATATTTGGTAATATTTCATAATTGAGTTAACTTTAATTTGTGCAAGTCTACAAAAGTAAAGTTAACTCAATATTTTTTATTGACAATGTAAGTTAACTCATTTATTATGGCATTGTAAGTTAACTCACATTTACAAAATCAAAATTACAGAAAAGAGGAAAAACAAAATGAACGAAAACAGAAACATTATGATCAGGGGCCGCGAATATACTTTTATTCACAACGAAAAAACCGGAAATTTGGAAAAAGACGTCGCCGCCGTTGCGCGGATCCTTGCAAAAGACAATAACAATATTACAGCCGCCGAACGTTTCCAGCTTCTTAATATTTACCGGCCCGCTTATCATACCGGCGGAAAAATTGAGGGGATCACAAGTTTTGACAGCACGGCGACGAATTGCGAATTCTGTCAGGCAATGCGGGAAGCCGCTAAAAATAATCCGCTGCATATATGCGGCTATTGCTATGACTTTGATCAGGAACACGGCTTCAAGGGTGTAAATATCCTTAATCGGCATTCCTTAAACATGATCATTATGAGTTCACTTGAATATACCGTCGACGAATTGCGGGCCGCGCTAAACGTTTCTTATCTTAATCGGATTAATTCCAGCGGCGACGTGCCGAACGTTATTTACGCCAAAAATATGATTCGGATCTGTTATGCGTTTTCCGTTGTTCGCTTTGCATTTTGGGCGAAAAACGTCGCGGCCGTCGTTGCGGCTTGCGACGAATTGGGAAAACCGGAAAACCTGATTCTTGTGCAATCCTCTGTCATTATCGGAAAGCCCGCGCCGCTTGCAAAATATTTTGATTTTGTGTTTACGGTTTACTTGACAAAAGACGAAACGGAAAACGCTATTGAGGCCGGCGCCGGCGCTTGCAACGGCAAAAAATGCAAGGATTGTGGTTATAAGTGCTATAACGGCGCGTGGATTGATTCGGGCGTGAAAAACGTCGCCGAATATTTACGGATCCCGGGCGTTAAAGACGCGGCCCGCGCCGCGCTTGTTACAACGGCCGCTTAATCCGGCCCGCCTGATTCTGTTTTGATTCCAGCTATAGCCGCTTGCAATAAACGGCCGGCGGCTATGACGGGAACCAAAACCCGAAAACAAATTACTTTTATAGGGGGATTAAGTTATGCAAGCATGTTTAAGCGCGTCATATTTCTATTCGGAAAAAGCGACGCCGGCCGGATCCAAAATTTATTATTGCACGGTTGAACTAAAAGACTTTAACAATTTTACGACAGTAAAACGCTATAGCGGCGCAACAAAAAAAGCAGCGGCCGCAAAAGCACAAGCACAAGCGACGCGGTTTTTTAACCGTAAAATGAACGAACTTTAATAAGGGGGATTTTGAAATGATTAAAATTACCAAACGTGAGAAGCTGTTGGAAGCGCGGCAGCCCGTCGCCGTTGATTATTTCCTGATTCACGGCCGGATATACAACGACGACGAAACAATGTTTTATAAGTTCAGTTTTGTTCTTGCTATGGATCTTGAACTTGACATGTACGATTCGGAAACGGAAACAGATATACCGTACAAGGAAGCGCTGGAAACATTGATTGATTGCTTTTGCGATTCGGCGTGGAATGCTTTTGACGACGACGACGCCCGGGCCGCGTTTTTTGAGGATTGCAACGAAACAATCCGCCGCTGGAATCGCGCCGCTTAATTAAGACGCCGCGCCGCGCCGGCCCGGTATTCAGATAGAATCCGGCCGGGCGGCAACGGCCAACAAAAAAAACATTTTCAGATAGAATTTTACAAGGGGGATTTTCAAATGAAAAACATTAAAAACATTGTCAAGTATAGTTCATTTTTTGAGTTAATTTCGGACGCCGCGCCGGATCTGTTGCGCGTCGTTTCGGATGAAATGAAAGACGCCTTAAACGGTTTTGACGATTATGCGGGAATCATTTATTACCTGATCAACGACGAAACAGTTTTGTGCGCCGACAGCTGCAACGGGGATATATCCGGGGATCCCATGACAATACAAGAGTTTTTCTTTCGCACGGTTGAATATTGCGTCGATTTTGTATAAGCCGCTGCCGTTTCAGATAGAATTTTTCAGATAGAATTTTAAGGGGGAATAACCATGACAGTACAATTAATTAAGCGGATCCCGGCGGGCAATGTTTACTTTATCCGCGATTCAGACGGGCGCTTAATCGGTCAAGTTGATTGGATTATGGCCGGCGCTAATGTAGGGATCTACTACTATAGCCGCGACAACAGATATAAACCGGCCAAAATTCAGAAGATCTTCCGGCATTCTGTCCGGCCATGATTTCAGATAGAATTTTCAGATAGAATTTTTAAGGGGGATAAAACAATGCTTTATTTTCTTCAGATGGTTTTGATACTGTTGTTTGATTTTGAAACCTATGAATAATGATTGACTATGTTAACTCAAAATGATAATATGGAGGTACCAAAAATGAAAGAAGGCTTTTCCATGACGAAACGGTCAGAGTATACCAAAAAATATCAGGCGACCCGCGACGCTATCATGCTGCGCCCGTCAATTTCAGACGGTCAGATCCTGCGGGCCGGTGCTGCCGCTGCCGGCATGAGTGTCCAAGCTTTTGTAATGGGCGTAATGCTGGATTATATCCGCGAAAACGGCCTTGTTCAGATGGATTCCCCGGCGGATCCGGGCGCATAATTTCAGATAGATTTCAGACAGCCGTCAGGTATAACCTTGGCGGCTGCTTTTCGTTTCTGTTTTTGTTTCTGTTTTGAACGCAAAATAGAAAAAGCCGCCCATTTCGGACGGTTTTTTCGTTTTACAGCCGGAGCCAAACATAGATAAAATCGTAGTATTGGAAGGCTGTAATTGCGTTATGTGGTTTGTATAAGGCGTAATGGTGGGGCTTATTGGAAATTATACAAACACTTTCACTTTCAGATAGCTTAATCTTCATTTCAGATAGATTTTCAAGTGATATTTCAGCTTTCGTCTGTTTGTTGTCGTTCAGTTCAATGCCGATATAATCATCATATACAAACACTTTTCGGATAAACGTCCTGATCAGATCTTTTGAATATTGCGGGTCGTCATAGTTTTTGCTCCGGTATTGCTCTATTGCAAAACGGAGCATATCTTTATCCGGTTTGAAAAATTTCTTTTCTTCCTCCGCTATTTTCGCTTTGATGTCTTTTTGAAACGCTTCCAGTTCCAGCAGACGGTCCTTTGTCCGGTCAGTATAGATTCCCTTTTCCAGCGCGTCAAGAATGTTTAGAATTGCCTTTTCGGATTCCTGTAGGTCAAGATACATTCCTGGCAGCTTGGACCGTCCGTAGATGGCTTCCTGCTGATTTTCCAGTTCATCACACAACCAGTCAATGACTTCATCCTGCAAGATGAAATTGCGGAGGAAATCAATTACCGCGTTCTCTATCCTGTCTTTCCGAACGTTTGATTTTGCACAGTTTCTTGCTGTGTGCTTCCCCTGGCAGATGTAATAATAATGCTTGTGGCCTCCCCTGCCGGTTCCGCAAAATCCGACCATGTGGCTACCGCATTCACCGCAAAACAGCCGGCCTGTCAAAAGATACTCCTCAGACGACCGATGCCGACCGCGTGGATTCTTTTTCGTCCGGAGGATATCCTGGACCTCGTCGAACAGCTCCTTGTCCAGTATGGCAGGAATGCCGCCTTCAATGCGAACGTCAGCGAATTTATATACACCGATATATGATTCATTCCGGAGCAACTTGTCAAACACAGTTCTTTGCCACTTCCTGCCGTCGCGGTTCCGGATTCCCCTGTCGTTCAGATCCTCCATGATGTCGATGTGATGCCAGCCGTCTTTCACCCTTTGAAAGATTTCCCTGACTATGACGGCCTGTTCCGGATTGATTTCCGCTTTGCCGTCCGGGCCTTTCCGAAGCCCGTATGGAAGCCGTCCGTTGACCATGCATTTTTTGGCATTGTCCATCATGCCGCGCCGGACATCCTCCGCAAGCGCCTCGGAATAGAACTGGTTGACGTTCATCATGTTTCGCAAAGCGAATCGGCCTGCTGCCGTGTCGTCAAAGTCCTCCTCAACATATATTGTCTTAATGCCGTATGTTTTCAACAGTTCATCGTATTGCATGGAGTCAAGCATATTCCGTGCCATGCGGTTTGATTTCCACGCAATGACATAACTGAAGTCGCCTGTTTTGGCGTCGTTCATCATGCGCTGAAATTCTTTGCGTTTATCCGTTCTTCCTGTGACGGCATAGTCTGGATAGACTTCTATGACTTCAAGATTCTCCCGCTTTGCCATTGCCATGCACCATTCGACCTGTTGTTCAATGGATGCGTCCTTCTGGTTGTGACTGGAAAACCTCGCATATATGACAGCCTTGTTATTCTGTTTTCGGCTCTTTTTGGCTATGTTTAAGCACCCTTTCTCAGTTGCGGTTCAATTTCATGTATGTCCTTACCCCCGAACATATCATCATTAGCAATGTGCATCACTTCATGCTCATAACCATCCAGCCAATGCTCAAAATCGTATTCAGAGTTCAAATATAACGTATATGTTATACCGTCAGGATTCAGCCGGATAAATGCCGGGATCGGCACGCCAAACGGCAGCACCCTGACAAAATAATCCCGTTCTTCCATCGGTAGAGTCATTTGCCATCATCCATTCATAGATTCCATTAATGCGATCATGCGCCGGATTTGCTCCGGCGTGTTTTTCTTCCCTGCGTTTAAAAGCGCACGAAGGTCATCCCTGTCTCTCAGTTCCTGCAAGAGATCAGCGACCTCATCGTCCTCCCGATAGCCGTCCTCGTCTGGTTCAAGAGGATTCACCCGAACATCGTCCACTAAAAGCGCCATCAGTTCGCTTTCACTCTGTCCTACCGCTTTTGCAACTTTACTGTATGTTGTCATAGTCGGCGAAAGCGGCTGTCCGTTATTGTTTACGCCCTTTTCCAGGCATGCAACATACTGATGGCTCAGATCGGCCTTTTTCGCAAAATCCCGCATTGATAAACCGTTTATTTCCCGGTATTGCTTCACATATTCCCCCAGCTTCATGCCTTGCAACCCCTTTCTGTCTGTCTATTATAATTTACAAACATAATACAACAGGTTGCAAAAGAAAGTCAAGAGTTTTTAAGTCTAATTTAGTTGACAAAGGTTGTCTACTATGGTATACTCCGTATTGTCCAATACAAAAGACAAAGGAGGAGTCCGATGCTAAAAAACAAGGTTCTTGAGATCCGGAAAGCAAAAGGCCTGTCGCAGGAAGAACTGGCGAAGGCTGCCGGCATCAGCAGGGCCACGCTTTCCAAGATCGAAACCAACGACGAAGCCGTCATCACGACGGAAACCGTCAGCAAGATCTGCAAGGCCCTGGAATGTACGCCTCGCGAAATTTTTTTGGAATGACTGTCTAATATTGTGACCACGATCACAATGCCCCGGAGGTTAACATGAAATTTCCCCGAATCGTCTACGCAATAAAGCACCAGCCCACAGGCAAAGTTTATGTCGGTTCAACGTCTTTGCCGAAAACAAGAATCACGAACCACCTCAACAAACTCAGCGCAGGAACGCACAATTTGGATGCTATGCAGGCAGATTACAACAATTACGGCGGCAACTATTCCCTGTTCATCCTTGACGTAATTGCAACTCTTGAAGATTGCAACAAGGAATATTTGTGGATGGACATCTTGAAGTCACGAGATCCGGAATTTGGTTACAACGGCAAAGATCATTCAATTCCGCTTTGTCTTGAAAAGTTCAAGGAATATCCGCTCAAAAGCCTGTCATCCGATGATGAAGCCCTAAACCGATTCGCAACAGATTCTCAGAAAGCATTTGACTGGCTGTATGTACACCTTGAATCGTAACACAAACCCTGTCGCAAATTTGTCCCAAGATGATCAAAAAGAACTCCTGCCGGCAACTTTGGAAATGCTGGAAAGGCTGTTCAGAGATCCAAAAATGAGAGAAATTTACCAAAAAACGCACACAAAAGGAGAACACACATGACGGAAAACACACCACTAATCGCATTACCCCCCGGCTATATCGTCTTATCCAGAGAAGACTATGACATGCTCATGGCAAGGATGAATAACATCAACAGCAACGCCTATGAGGATGTCAAACGTTTAAACGATGACATCGCATATTTGCATAAGATCCTCGAAGAGAAGCAGGACGAAATCGTCCGGTTGCAGGAAACCGTTGATGACATCAAGGCCGAGAAGCGGAACATGTTTGACCGCATCAACCTGGAACTCAAGTACAACGGAGAACTGGAAAAAGTTCTCGCCCAGTACAAGGAGTACCTGGAGAAGTTTGAACTCGTTGGCCTGTTTGAAAACTGGAAAAGTAACCGCAATCTCTGGGATGCCGCGCTGAAGATTGAGGAAACCCTGGATGCCTCGCTTGAAGAACTCAGAGAACCCGGCCCATGAAAGACGAATACGGCCAAATCATGGCGAACCACGGCTACCTGACATATCAGGATTCAGAGGACATCAAAGAAGTTGTATGCATGTATCTCTGCAAGCATGTCAGCGAATACAAAGATCCTGATGATATGGAAAGAGAAGTGTGCTGTGTATGTCCTCTTGTTGAAAAACTCATCGAATATGAAGATGACTAAAGGAGAAAAAAATGGCTGATTTTTCTGACGGCGTAAGCCGGTTTATTGTCGGCACAGCAACGGTGAAAGCCTACTTTCCTGTTGACCTTAAAGGCAATCCATCCGTCTGCTGTGAGCAATGCCCATTTTTTAACCGGAGGTCCGTCCGGTGCAATCTGAACGAACAGATTTGCAATTACCCTGGCAAATATATCGGCGGCTCTTGCCCGCTTGAATTTGAAGAAACCTACTAACAAACAAAGGAGGAACACTATATCACAATGAGCCTGATTATCTCAGAGAAAACCGGCGGCAGTTTCACCCCGCTTCCTGCCGGCACCCACATGGCCGTCTGTAACATGATGGTAGACGAAGGCACCCAGTATAACGAAAACTATAAGAACTTCTCCCATAAAATCCGGATCGGATGGGAAGTTCCCGGCGAAACCATTGATGTTGACGGTGAACAGAAGCCCCGCGTCATCTCCAAAGACTACACCGCTTCCCTGTCACAGAAAGCGAATCTCCGGAAGGACCTGGAGTCCTGGCGCGGTAAAGCCTTTACCCCGGAAGAACTCAAACACTTTGACCTAAAATCCATTGTTGGCGCTCCATGCATGATCAACGTCATCCACAATGAATACAACGGCAATACCTATGCCAAAGTATCCGGAGTCATGGCAGTTCCCAAAGGAATCCCGAAACCCGG